TGAGGCTGCCGCGAACCCGATGGACAAGCTGAAGGTGATCGTCGGGAATCTGGGCGAGCAGATCGGCGGTTACCTGCTGCCGTTCATCGAGGATGCCGCGACGTGGCTGGGTGAGCATCTGCCGGGGGCGTTGGAGACCGCCGAGCGGATCGGCGGTGAGTTGTGGACGTCGTTCAAGACCAACGCCCTGCCGACGTTGAAAGAGATTTTCGGGTTCGTCAAGGACGAGGCTGTACCCCGGCTGGTGGACCTCGGTAAGTGGATCAGGGAGAACAAGGACGTCATCCTGCCGTTCGTGGCGGCGATCGGGGCGGCTGTCGTCGCCTTCAAGGCGTTCATGTTCATCAAGACCGTGATCGCTGCCGTGGCTGCGTTCAATGCGGTCTTGTTGGCCAATCCGATCGGCCTGGTGATCGCCGCTATCGCCGCGCTGGTTGTCGGTCTGGTCTACGCCTACAAGAAGTCTGAGACGTTCCGGAACATCGTCGACGGGGTGTTCAGGTTCGTCGTCGAGTCGGCGAAGTCAATGTGGGAATCGTTCCTCAAGCCGATCTTCGAGGCCTTCGTTGCTGCCATCGAATGGATCGGCGAAACCGCTGAGACCCTGAAGACGATATGGGACTTGACCTGGGACGAGATCATCGACACTGTCCGTGAGGGCGTGCGGCATGTAGTCGATTCGTTCCTGGGTTTTGTGGACACCGTTCTGCAGGGTGCTGAGCAGGCGTTCGGATGGGTGCCCGAGATCGGCCCAAAGCTTGACGCGGCGCATGATGAGTTTGAGAAGTTCCGCCGCGGCGTCAATAACGAGCTGTCGGCGATCAGCGACGAGGACATTAAGGTCAACGTCAAGACCTACGGCAACCTCGAGTTCGGCGGTGCGGGTGGTCGTGGCGGCGCCGGCATCGGTGTCGGTGTCGGCGGTGCCGGGCCTCTGCCCGGTGTCACATCGCATGCCAGCCAGGCCATGGGCGGCGCCCTGGACCTCAAGACCTTGGGCTTGGACCCGAACAGGATCTCCGATCTGGCCACCGACTTCGTGGGCCAGACGAAGGCCGCGGTGCAGAAGCAGATCACCAAGGCTTTCGATGCCGGCACGATGGGCCCGGCCGGATTCCCGCTGCCGCGCGGCCGGTACCGGGTGGGCCGCGGCACTGTCGGGCACGGCTATCCGGCGGTCGACTTCCCGGCCGCGATAGGCACGCCGATCTATGCGGTGCGTTCGGGTGTGGTCACCGCCGCCCGGCGGCTGGCCACCTCGTACGGCATCCACACCATCCTCGGCCACCCTGGCGGCTGGGGCAGCCTGTACGCGCACATGTCGCGGATGTTCGTGCGCAACGGCCAGTTCGTCCGGGCAGGTCAGCAGCTCGGCCGGGTCGGCTCGACGGGCAACTCGACGGGTCCGCATCTGCATTTCGAGGCGCGGCGCAACGGGCGGCGGGTCAACCCGCGGTCGCTGATCTCGTACGACAAGGGCGGCATGCTGCCCACGGGGATCTCGCTGGTGCACAACGGGACCGGGCAGCCGGAGCCGGTGCGGCCGGCGGATATGCCGATGCGCATACATCCCGCCGACATTGTGGCCATCGGCCAGGAGATGGGTCGCGTGGTCCTGTCCGGCATGGGCGCTGTGCAACGCGGTTCGGCTCAGACGGCTGGCCTGTATTCGAGGAGCGGTTGATGGCGAGCGTCGTGCAGTTCGTCGATTCCGTCGCCGCGTCCCCGACGGTGCGGCTGGACCTGAATAGCGCGAGCTCGAATCTAATGGTGTCCGCCGGCAGCATCGACCTGTCGCCGCCGCCGTTCGAGGAGGCCATCGCCTCCACTCTGCTGCAGGACGGTGACCAGATCGCCGGCGGGGCATTCCGAAATCGCAAGGTAGTGCTGCCGATCAAGCTGGTGTACACATCGTCGACCGATGCTGCGGCCACGGCCATGCAGAATCTGGCCCGCGAGTTGAACCGGCCGCGGAACATTTTGAAGGTGCAGCTGCACGGCGCGACGTCGCCGGTGTTCTTCCGCACGTTCCGAGCGCCGAGTTTCGTGCTGGGGATGCTGCGGCTGCTGCTGGTCGAGAAGACCGAGATCACCCTGGAGATCCCCGCCGAGCCCTTCGCCTATGGCCTGCTGGAGACCCCGGTGTCGGGCGTGACGGTGTCGACGGACCCGGCGGCTGGCAGTAACGGCTGTTTTGTGGATGTGACCGGGGTGAAGGGGGATGTGGAGTCCCCGGCGCTGATCTCGTTCCCGGGTTCGGCGGTGGGTATCGGTGTGCAGACCTTGACGGCGGTGCGCCGCCGCGGCACTCCAGCCAACACACCGTTCTTCCTACAGGCCGAGGCGATGACGCAGGGCACGAACACCACGGTCCAGGCCAATGACGCGAACTTCTCCGGCTCGGGTAGCAACTATTCGCGGTGTACGTTCACGACGGCCTCGGACCAGATCCGTTTGTCGACCACCACTCTCGGTACATCGGGCGTTGATCTGCGTGGACGTTACCGGGTGTTCCTGCGCTACCGCAAGAACACTTCGGGTGACGGGGTCAACATTCGGCTGCTGTGGGGCGATTCGTTGTCGATGGTTGAGAACGACATCTACGCGACGCCAGCCAGCACGAGCTTCCGGGCCGCGGACCTCGGTGAGATCAGCCTGCCGTTCGGGTTCGACCCGATCTATGCCGCAGACGGCACCGAACTGTCCGTATCCAACGCCGTCAACATTGAGGTGCGCGCCGAACGCACATCCGGTTCGGGGACACTGGACTTCGACGTCCTCGTGTTCGTCCCGGCCGACGACCGGTTGGCGATCACCGAATGGGCCAACGCCTTGGAGACGCACGTGCTGGACGCGCGCGACACCTCGGTGCACGTGCGTGATGGCTCCAATCGGGTGGTCAGCAGCGCCGCGCCGCCTATCGCCGGCGGATTCCCCATGCTGTCCCCGAATCAGACGAACCGCATCTTCCTACTTCGCAGCATCGCCGTGTGGACCTTGACGACGATATCCAGCGTGTCCGTTTCGTACTATCCGCGGTATTTGACCGTAAGACCCGCGAGCACATAATGACGCTGCCGATTCCGTTGACGGTGCAATTGTCGAACAGCCGGGCCACCAGGCACATCGAGTCCGAGCTACGTTCGCTGCAGTACCGCTGGGTGGCGCCGGGCGGGTGCGCCTCCGTGCAATTCTCTATGGACCGGCCGCTGGCGATGTCACCGGACGAACTCGCCTATTACACCGACGTTGACGTGTACGACAAGCGCAACGCTCAGTGGGTGGCGGGTGGCCGCCTCGAGGATCCGGGCCGTGGTGTCGGCAGCGACGGGCAGATCATGGAGCTGGCGGCGGTGGGTCCGTCGGCGCACGCGCAGGACCGCACCGTGCCGCTGATCTACGTGGACCGGGATCTGACGAACTGGGCGTACAGCAGCATCGGCGGGAACAACATCAAGACCAACCGGGTGCAGGTGACCGAGTACGACTCGGACACCACGATTGACGCGGTCGAGATGCAGATCACCGAGCAGGCCGGGTCGGGGACCGTGGGCATGGCGGCTAGCTCGGTGATCCGGTTCCGGTACGGGCTGTTGCGCGAGGGTGGTCAACTGCTGGCTAGGTTCGACTACAAGCACAAGGAGGGTCGGAGTAACACCGATCTGCGGGTGCAGGGTGTGGTCGGTTCTCCGCTGGCGACGCCGCGCGACGACGCGTTCTCCACCTCGGAGTCCGGTCCGAACCCGAAGGTGATGACGACCGATTTCGGCACCGGACTGGACGCGGTCGAGGTTGTGGTGCGGTGGACCGGCGCGGCCGGCACCAAGATCCTGGACGACATCACCTGGACCCAGATCGCCGGACTGTACGTCATGGCGCAGCGGTTCACCAAGGCCGGCGCGGTGGTCGGCGCGTCCGGCTACACGACCCACTCGGTGCTGGCGTCCGAAGTGGTGGCCGACCTGCTGGGCAGGCTGCTCACCGAATACGACGGGGCGAACGCCACCGTGGAGACCACCACGTACGCGATCAACCAGTTGGCCTACCCGGACGGCATCACCCCGGCAGGTGTGCTGGCCGATCTGATGCTGTTGGAGCCGGGCTACTTCTGGCAGGCCACGGACCGTATGCCGAACGGCAAGTACCGCTTTGAGTGGAAGACGTGGCCGACGACGGTCCGCTACGAGGCGGACGCGGTCGATGGCTATCGTTCGACCGGCTCGGCGGACGGACTGTATAACGCGGTGACGGTGCGGTGGAAGGACACGGCGGGGCGGATCAAACGCACCCGCCGGACGCAGACCGTGGCCGTGCTCGACGCGGTGGGGCTGACCCGCGATGCCTTCCTGGATCTGGGCGACAACGCCGGCTCGTCCGAGTCGGCGATTCAGGCCGGGGACCAGTTGCTGGCCGAGCATGCCACCGCGCCGAACGCGGGCACGCTGACCGTCGCTCGGCGCATCTACGACCACGACCGCGGGATGCGGATCATGCCGTGGGAGATCCGGCCGGGCAACTTGATCCGGGTCCGCGGCATCACGCCGAACCCGAACTCGCTGAACGCCACGACCCGCGACGGGGTGACCGTGTTCCAGATCGTCGGTGTGGACTACGACACGTCGTCGGCGTCGGCCACGTTGGAGTTGGACTCGTACTCGCCGACGATCGCGCGTGCGCTGGCGGCGCTGTCGGGGCGTGGCGGGATGCGCGGTGCGACCCGCGGGGCGCCGGCCACGCTCGGCGCGTGGGGACAACGCAGGAGATGAGGGGGAATCCATGACGTCGATCTCGCAAGAACGAACCAAGCTCGCCACGGTGGGTATGAGGCTGCGGCGCCGCGAGGAGTGGGGCGCGCGGTTCGACTACACCAACGCCCGCGCGGTGACCGAACCAGCGACGCGGGTGTTCGTCCACATCTCGGTCACCAACCCGGGCAGCTACAGTAGCCGCGACGCCCATGCCCGGGCCATCGAATCAATCGGGATTTCCCGCTTCCCGTCGACCGGGATCTCCTACAACCGGCTCATCTTCGCCGGCACCGACACGGTGTACGAGGGGCAGCCGATCGGGCGGCGCGGCGCGCACACCGTCAACGACCTGCGGGTATCGAACTGCCTGCGGTTCGGCAGCGCGTGCCCCGGTTACCGGGCGTCGCTGACCGCGCCGTCATGGAACCTGAACTACAACAGCCGCGCCTATGTGATCTGCCAGAACATCCAGCACCCGGTGACCGAGCAGATGGTCAACGCGCTGGCCCGCGTGATCGCCGCTGACGCGAAGGCCGGGTTCGTCACCGAGTACGCCGCGTTGCGCCCGCACGGCCACCGCTGCGTGTCTACCAAGTCCTGCCCTGGGAATCTGATGTGGGCGCGGATGGGGCTGCTCAAGACGAAGATCGCCGCCCGACTGTCCGACCTGTCGAGCGGTGAGACCGGTGGTGGCGGGGTGCCGTTGCCTGATCCGACCGTGCCCGACCTCGATCTCGATCTCGACCTTCTCCGAAAGGCCACCGACATGATCCTTGTGAAGCAGGCCGGTACCGACCCGACCCGGATCTGGCTGTTGACTGGCACGTCTCGGCGTCACGTGGCGGACTTCGCCGCGTTCACGCAGTTGCGGGCCGCGGGTGTGCCGTTCGACGAGGACGCCGAGGTGTCCTCGCAGTTGTTGCAGTGGTTCCCGCAGGCCGAGGGCACGTTGGCCGAGGTCCGCTCGGTGTACCCGGCGCCGTGAGCCGTGGCCGTCGTTCGCCGCCGTCCGTTACACGCCATCCGCGGCGCGGCACCTGAGCGCGGGGTGTGCACGGTGTGCGGGCGCGAGCATCCGCTGGCGTTCGCCACCGGCATGGTCAAGCGGCACCGCGTGAACGGTGAGCCGTGCCCAGGGGGAGCCCGGCCGCCTGCTGGGTCGGCGGCCGAGCAGACCGTACAAACCGACGAGCGACTCTGAGCGGGGAATCAGAACGGCTCCCAAGATGGCCTAGGAGCACCCTGGGAGCCGCTGAGTCGCTTCCCCTGTCCAAGAGTAAGGACAGACGAAGGGTATCACCGACGAGCGACTCTGAGGGGGGGACGATGGCCGAGGACATGAACATCGGGCGTCTCCCCGTTCCGGATCCGACGGTCCTGACGACTGAGGCGCTGATCCGGGAGATCAATCATCTGCGGGAACTGACGAAGGCCGAACGCAGGGCCGATGTCTCGGAGATCGAGGCGCTGGCGAGAGCGCACGACAAGCACCATGAGGGTTTAGATCGGCTGCGGGACTCTCAGCACCGGGCGCTGGTCGATCAGGTGGCGGCGCTCAAGGAGTTGCTGAAAGAAGCCCTGGCGGCGCGGGATCAGGCGCTCACCGCCGCGTTGTCCGCCGCCAAGGAGGCTACGTCCAAGGCCGAGGCTGCGACGACGAAGCAGGTCGACGCGATGGGGGATCGTTTCGACGTTGAGATCAAGGCCATCAAGGATCAACTTGGCGACGTGAAAACCAACGCCGGTGCTGCCGGTGGCCGAGTAGCCGGCAAAGAGTACGCCCTAGGTGTGGCGCTGGCGATCGGGCTGGCACTGCTGTCCCTCGCCGCCGCTCTGTTCATCCGTTAGGAGCCGTCGAGCTGCCCGAAGTGATGTGTGTGGCCATGTCCGAAGAATCATCGTTGAGACCGAGCACGGGAGGGGCACTCGTGCCTAACGGGGACATCACACTCCGCGAGGTGTACGGGCTGATCGAAGGGGTCCGTAAGGAACTGCTCGCCGAGATCAAAGGGGTCAGTAAGGAAGTCGAGTCGTCTTTGCAGTCGCACGACTCGGAACATCATCTTCACGACGAGCGGCACGAGCGGGAGAAGGATCAGCGCAGCAGTCTGTTCCGCTGGGCCGTGACCTCAATCGTGTCCGGCATCGGCGTCCTTGTCGCCGTTTATGTCGCGTTCTACTACAACTGAGGAGTCTCCCGATGTTCGCCGTAATCGCCGCTGTGCTCATCTTCCTGGCCGCCGTCGGTGTCAGCGCCGACGCCGTCGACCTGTTCCTGCTGGGGCTCGCGTCCCTGGCGTTGCATTTCGCCTGGGACTTCAGTCCCTGGCACAGATGAAGGGGGATTCACCCAATGTCCGTACCCCGACCCGTCATGCTCGCACTGTCCATCCTGGCTGCGCTGAAGGTGTTCCTCGGCGCCGCCGTTGTGGCCGACATGATCGGCGACGCCTGGACCGGTCTGATCCTGGCCGGTCTGGTCGCGGTCGACGTCGGCGTGGCGTTCTACCTGCAAGGCCAGGTCGTGCCACTGAAGACCACCGTCGCCTATCTTGGCGGGGAGTACGAAGTCCGTGCCGGTGGCGCGGCGAAGTTGCCTACCGGCACGGCTGTCGAGATCCCGCAGGGGATCGTTGACGCAGCCTTGCTTAAGCGTCGTGGTTAGGCGCGTCCTGCTGCTCGTCGCCGTCCTGCTGTTCGCCACAGCATCAAGCGCGCACGGGCTCGAATGCCGGATCCAGCAGGCCCCGATCAGCGCCGCCGAGTTGAACGCCGTCGACCCGGTCGCGCCGCACTACCTCGGCCAGCCCGGCACCTGGTACTACGAGGTGTCAGGCGGCACGCCCGGCGGGCAGTACATCGGCGAGCTGAACTGGGCCAAGGACCCGTCGAACAACGCGCATGCCAACGTCGGCGCGCTGCTTGACGAGAACGGCTACGACCTGGTCGTGCTGCCGCGCTACTGGCAGCCGGACGGGACGCTGCCCGGCTACTTCGCGTTCTGGGACCGGTTCAACCCGATCTCGGGGTTCGTCGCTGAACCCGGGGCGTTCTCGATCCACCTGTACCCGGCTGACCGCAAGCAGGCGAGCGGCAACACCAAGTGCTTCGGCGAAGTAACGGAGTGAGCCGTGGACCGTGACATTGAACAGACCGTGGACACGATATCCACGCGTTGCGCTCGCGGCTGCTGCGCCACCCAGGCCGAGCACTACCGCAGCCTGCATGTCGCCAGCCCGGGCCGTAAGCAGATGCGGAAGGTCACAACCGACGTGCATGACCACCACAAGGTGGATGTCACCGAACGCTGGGATGGCCAGGACGTGACGGTCAAACCAGACCCCATCAAGATCAAGGCTGAGGAGTTACGTCGTGACAAGTAGCCGTGAGACGGCCGCGGTCGACCAGTTGGTGGCCGCGAAGGACGCCTACCGCGAGGACCCGTCCGAGGCCAACCGCAAGGCCCGGGACAAGGCGGTGGCGAAGGTGCAGAAGATCCGTGCCGAGGAACGCGAGGGCCGTACGGGCCTTGCCATCGGTGGCGACGCTGAGCAGACGGGAGTCTGAGTCATGGCCTGGACCGCATCGGGACTGTATTACCTGACGTTCCGTGATCTCCTCGACACGTCCGGTCTTGTGCTCAATCTTGACTTGGAGACGCACAAGGTGGCGTTGTACACCAACACCGAGACGCCGAACTTCTCAACCGAGACGGCGTACGCGGCCACCAATGAGGTGACTAGTGCTAACTGGCCGGCCGGTGGCGTGGCGCTCGCTGGAACTACGGTGTCAGAGTCGCCGCCTGGATCACTGATGTGGGATGCCACAGACGTATCCGTCGCATCTACCACGCTGGTGAGCGTACGCGGTTGCAAGATTTACGCGGATGCATTGACGACTCCGACCGCGGATGCGTTGATCGTCGGAGTGAATTTTGGTGCGGACTACTCGACCAGCAACGGCACGTTCGCCATCACGTGGGCGACGGCCGGTGTTTTCGCAATCGATCTGACGCCGGCCTAATGATGCTATCCCGCCGCGGATTCGTCCTCGGCGTCGTCGGTGTGGTCGTCACGCACCATCGGCCGAACCACAAAGGCGGTCCGACGCCGACCCCCACCCCGACGGAGCCACCGTCATGGCCAGCATTCGTGACAGGCCGGTCATTCGTCGGCGGCCCCGACCTGGTCGGCGGAAACCTGACAGGAGGATAGGCGTGGCTGCACAGATACCGGGGGCGATGCCCAGTTTCTCGGGAATGATCGGCACGTCCACCGACCCGCTCTCGGCACCCAGCCACGTCACGCTGGAGCAGAAGCAGGCCGATGAGATCGTGGCCCTGGCCACCTACGCCTGGGGCTTGCACGTCAAGTACGCCTCCGGTCTGTGGTACGGGCCGGAGATGCGCGGCATCGGTTCCACGGCTCAGGCCACGGGCACACTGACGCTGTCCCGATACGACTTCCCGCCGGGGACGACCGTCGTCGGTCTCGGCCTGTGGGTCACCACAGCGGGCGGTGCTGGAGCATTACAACGATGCTGCATCTACGACGACGACGGGACTGGCTACCCTGGCGCGTTGCTGAAGGACGGCGGCACGATCGACGGGACCGTGACGAACTTCAGCCAATCCGGCGGGGCGGACTTCGCCGCCGTGAACGTGTCCGGCACGAAATGGCTGGGCGCGGTGCCGACCGTGGCCACCTCCACCATCCTGTCCAATCCAACGCAGGGCCGATCGATGGGACTGGCGACCGTCGCGAATGGCACCCAGGCTTGGGCCGGATTCAATCAGACCGGGGTGACCGGTGCCCTGCCAGCGAACTTCACCACCACGCGCGCGACGAACACCCAAGCCCCGGCTGTGTTCTTCAAGGTCGGATAGGGAGCGAGCTGATGCCGTACACCATTCCGAATGCGACCGAGGCTGCGTTCTCGCCGCAGGCGATGCTCAACCGTGTCGACATGGAGATCCTGGCCTCGGGAATAGCCCGCTCGGGGATCTCCACAGGCTGCGCTGTGACTACCACCGGTGCGGCCAATGGCTCGGTGGCTGTTGCTTCTGGTGTGGCGGTGGTCGCGGGTGTCTACGTGAACGTGGTCGCCGGGAATGTGGCTATCACATCGAATGCGTCCGGGAATCCTCGCCGCGACCTGGTGACGATCGACAACACGGGCGCGAAGTCCACAGTGGTTGGCACGCCGGGCGCGGTGCCGCTGTTGCCGTCGATCCCGTCGAACCGGACGGTGCTCGCCGATGTGTACGTGCCTAACGGGCACACCGGCACGTCCACGATCGCGGCGAACCAGATCACCGACAAGCGCATCCAGGTCGGCACCAGCGACTTCCAGGCCCACAATGTGCTCGAGTATGGCGCGATCGGGGATGCGAACCACAACACCGGCGGCGGCGCCGACGACACCGCCGCGATACAGGCGGCGTTCACAGCGGCTCAGGCCGTGAACGGGTTCGGGGTGGTCGTGTTCCCCGCCGGTCGCACCTACCGGATCACCGACACCATCGAGACTGCGGTGGATGTGAACTTGGCGCCGGCGTGGGTGTGGGGTGTCGGTTCGATGGCCCGCGACCGGGTCGCGAAGTGGCCCAACATCACCTGGGATGGCGCGGCCGGCGGGGTCATGTTCAACACCGAGCAGGGCGGTAACAACATCTCGGCCGGGCTGTACCGCAACATTCGGCTGATCGGCCGGGACATCGCGAATACCGGTATTCGTTACGGCCCCACGGAGTCGCTTAACGTTGCCAAGCTGGACTCCGGGTCCGGGCTGGACGAGGTGCACCTGGGCGCGTTCGCCGGGAACGCGATCAGTGTGGAAGGGCTCGGGTCGACCAACTTCTGGATCCGGGGTGGACGGTGGGACAAGATCCAGGGATACGCCCTGTACATGCGGGTGGGGTCAACGTCCTTCGTCACCATCCGGGACGTCACGTGGGATGCGACGGTCACGACGGTGTTCGACTTCGCCGACGGGTTCGCCCACTTCGACGGCGCGAACAACGACGCCTATGAAGGCACCGCGAATACGCATTACGTGCTGGCCCACTTCGACTCGGTGCACTTCGAGTCCGGTGGCCTGAAGGACACGGTGCCCACGGCGTCGGAGACCGCGGGCCGGCGGGGCATCATCAAGTGTTCGATCGACACCGCCGAGGTCGTCTGCCAACATCACATGACGTTCACCAACTGCCAGGTCCTCGGCTGGAACTCCAGCGACGACTCGCACTGCCTGATCCAGATGTCCGGCGGCACCACGAACGCCGAACGTAAGGCCCGGTTGAACTTCAACGGCCGCAATGTCCACGGCTTCAATGGCGACGGGTCCGCCGCGACCGGGCATGTGATCCCGTTCGGGAACATGGGGTTGACCAATCCCGACCCGGGGGACACGTACCAGGAGTTGACGCACCGGTTCTCTGGTGGCGGGGTGACGGCGAGTCGCTATCCGCGGGTCTGGAACAACACGACCTGAGATCAGTCAGCCCCGGTGCCGAAGCAACCGGGGCTGTCGCAGGGACCAACCGTTAGCGACTCGATGACCCCGCGAGGTGGCACTAGTCGGGAGCTACCCGCCCAGCCATCCACCGCAGGAGTAAATATACACCGGGGAGGCTGATTGTGACGCTGTCCCTGGTCGGCACACCCACGACCTTCGTTGCCTCAGCAAACAGCGTCGCGTCTGCGTTTCCTTCGGGGTATTCGGTGACTGCCGAGGACCTGGCCTGCCTGGTCGTCATGTCCAAGCACCGCACCGAGACGAACGGCCCGTCCGAGCCGAGCGGCTGGATACAAGTAGGGACCGGGCTGGGCGGCATTACCGGCTCCGGCGTCGACCTCGGCAAGATCCGCATCACCGTGTTCGAGCGAGTTCTTCAAGTCGGGGACACCGCACCCAGCGTCGGTCAGTCAGGCGGCCAAGGCAACTTCCTCGCCGCCGCCATCTACGTGTTCCGCAAGAGCGCGGCAGGCACATACGAGACCGTGCTGGATGTGCTGTCCGAGGCGACCGCGGGCACATCCTGGTCTGAGGTAATGGCCGGGGTGCCGGACTGGCTCGCCGACGACCACCTGGTGCTGCCTTCCGGTGCGCGCACCGACTCGGTCACCGGGTTCACAGTAGGAACGTTGACCGCCACCGGGCTGACGGTCGGCACGATCACCGAAGACTTCGACGCCGGCACCACCCAGGGCGACGACGCGCGGCTGACCAGCGCGCACGCAACGGTCACCGTGGGGCCGCCGACGGTGGCGCCGACTCGCGCGCTGACCATCACCGGCACATCGTCCGCCGGGGCGATGGGCATCCTGCGCGTTCGTCACGTCGCCGCGGGCGAGAATGCCTCAATAGATGCCGTGACCGTGTCGGCGGTCGTCTCGATTCCCGCGGCCCTCGTCACAACCGGCGACGAGGCGCAAGCCTTCACAGTCGGCGCGTCGCTGCTCGGCAACGTCGATGAACTCGGGCTGGGCGCATCCAGCGATGTGGACGCCATACTGCTGCCGCCCACTGTGCAGGCAACGACCTCGATTCCCGCGCCGCTGCTGTGGGGGCCACCGTCGGGGTTGACCGCCACGCCCTTGTCATCCTCGGCGATCCAGCTCAATTGGAACGCCGTGCTGGCCGCAACCGGCTACGACGTGGAACGCGACGGCGCCGTGATCGCCCAGGACGTGACCGGCACCCAGTACAACGACACCGACCTGGCCGCGTCCACCGAATACGACTATCGCGTGCGAGCCGTCCGATGAGATGGCGGGTTTACTACGGCGACGGGTCCACATTCTCCGACGAGGACGGCACGGTCGAGATGGCACCCGCGCTGAACGCGCAAGCGATCGTGCAGGCCGACCCGGATCCGCACGGCACCGGCCGGCACGTCATCCACGGCGGCGGGCAACGGCCCAACAGGGTACCGATCGACTACTACTGGTGGGATGAGGACCGGGGGATGTGGGTCGGCGGTGACCTGTTCGGGTTGTGGGACTACCTGACCCGCCCAGGTTGGCGAAAGGTGCTGTTCGGCCGGACCATCCCGGACCGGGACTATCAGGCGATCATTGTCCGCGCCGGTGACGACCCCGACTTTCCCTATGGGGGGAGTGGCGCGTCGTGACCACCATGACGAACCCGACCTGGGTGCAGGCGAACTTCCGGGGCCGCGGCGATACGGTCGGGCTGGCCGTCAACACGTGGGACCACGCGCTCAACACCAACTGGTCTCAAGACGCCGACGTCAACTTCCGGGTCCGATTCGAGGTCGAGGAGACCGCGACCGCCAACCAGAACAACAATCTGGCCCCGCAGCTCGAGTACAACCTGGGCGGCGCCGGTTGGAACGCGGTCACCACAAGTTCAAGCGTGGTACGGGCAGTCACCTCGGCACAGTTCACCGACGACACGGCCACCACCAATGTGCTGACCGGATCGGGTCGCACGTTCAAGGCTGGTTCGGGATCGCACGACGGGCTGGCAGCCACCGTGTCGGCGATGTCGAACGAGCACACTGAGGTCGAGTTCGCCGCCCAGATCCGCGGCGTCGACGTCGCCAACGGCAACCAGATACAACTGCGGGTGTCCAACGGCGGCGTCGCGCTCGATTCTTATACGCAAACCCCGACGTTGACCGTAACCGGCGTGGTCCTGAATGCCAGCGTAGAGCCGGTAACGGTGGCTGTGACGGCGTCGGTGCCTGCCCCGACCGTGATCGTCCCGGTGCCGGCCGGTGCATGGGGATCGTCGTCCACCACGTGGGGTGACGCGACTCGGTCCTGGACGGGCACGACTCTTGACGCCGGTGGCGCCACAGTTACCCCGACAACCGTTCAGGCCACAGCGTCGATCGGTTCGCCGACGGTGCGCGAGTTCTCCGAATGGTCCGAGATCGTCTCCGCGACCACCGAGGCGGAAACCTCCGGCGACGCCACGGCGACGCCCGCGACTGTCGCCGCCGCGGTCTTGATCCCCGCCGTCACTGTCAGTGTCGGGGTCACCGTCTCTGCGGCCACTGTCGCTGCCACAGTCTCGATCGGTGCCCCGACGGTCGAGGCCGGCGGCGCCGCCAACATCACGCCGGCCACCGTCGCCGCCACAGCCTCCATCGGCGCGGCTGCCGTGTCGACCGGGTCGACCGTTCAACCGACCACCGTGGCCGCTGTGGCGTCCGTAGGGGCGCCGACAGTCACCGTCGGTGGTTCGGCCACGGTCGAGCCTGCCGTGGTCTCAGCGACCGCCACAGTGCCAGCGGTGACCGTTTCTGCCGGGTCGGCGGTCCTCGCCGTCACCGTCGCCGCCACCACTACCGTCCCGTCGGTCACGATCTCGGCAGGCTCGACGGTCTCACCGGCCACCACGACCGCGACCGCATCAGTTCCGACGCCTGGTGTGTCCGCCGGCGGGTCGGCCAATGTCGTCCCGACGACCGTCACGGCAATCGCATCCATCGGTGCCCCAGCCATCGTCACCGGGCAGACCATCACCGCGACCACAGTCGCCGCAACGACCACCATCCCGGCGCCGACGGTGACCGGATCGGTGACGATCCTGCCCAGCGCTGTGGCGGCCACGGCGAGCCTCCCAGCACCGACCGTGACCACGACCGGCGACGTGCTCATCACCCCGGCAACGGTCAACGCGACAACCGTCGTCCCAACGGTGGTTGTGCAGGTCGGCGAACTCCGCAACATCGACATCACTGCGGCGCTCACCGCGCCCCGCTGGACCGCCAGCATCGCAGTCGGGACGCTCGCAACCATGCCCGCCGCTCGGTGGGCCGCCGCGCTCGAGGAGGACTAGTGCCCAACATCTCCCGCCCGGCCGAATCCACCGAATACGTCGAGGCCACCATCACCAGCGACGTGACCCTGAACACCCAGCCGGTCGAGTTCGCCATCCTCACCAGCGCCCCGGTGGACGCCACCACGTGGACAGCCGGGGCGTGGGTCGGCAGTGCCGCCACCACACGGGTGGCGCGGATCCTCGTCGGCCCCGACGCCGGTGCCCTCGATCCCGGCGTGGGCCGCTACCGGGTGTATGTGCGGGTGGATGACACGCCGGAGAAGCCGGTTATCGACGCCGGGTCGCTGCACCTGTATTAGACGCCGCCGGTCCCCCCAGGCGGCGGTATGAAGGCCGCCGCCCGGTTCGGCCCCCTCAGAGCCGGGCGGCGGTCCACCCCTTCTCTCGACGGGGGGAGGTGAAAACCATGAAGCGCCTCATCGCCGCCGCCGCGCTCAGCCTCATCGTGCTCGGCTCCGGCGCCACGATCGCCGACGC